AGAAAATGCTATGAGAATGGAAGGAATGGTCGCCAAACAGGCGCCTTCAGACATTCTTGAGTGGATGACGGCACATAAGGATGTTGATGGCCAAGGGTGTTGGATTTCATTAGACTATTCGGACTACAACAAGGAACATAGGTCGTGGGAGCTTGCGAGACTTAATGAATGGCTATCATATCATTGGTATAGAATGGGTTCTACCAAAGCGCACATGGATAGGGCTAGGTGCTCAAAATGGGTAGCTATAGCTCACATGAACAGATCAGCAAAGAGTGTAATGGGCAAGTGGAATCCACACGATGGGCTCTTCTCTGGACACAGGGACACAGCAAGGGACAACACTATACTACACCATGTGTACCAGAAAATCATATTGCATGTAATGTCGGACATGACAGACTACAGGCAAGATTGCGTGATCAAGACCTTCAAATGTGGTGACGATGAGGACACGCTAATGGTGGGTCTTGATGCATGTATGAGCTATTATGCTATAGGAAAAGCTATGGGCTGGCGCTTCAATCCGAAAAAGCAAATGATATCCAGTACAATGCATGAGTTTTTGCAACTAATGCTATGTGGGGAGGAAGGAATGACTCAGCCTATGGTATCGTGCTTGTGCAGCTTCATTGATGGCAGCTGGTTCAAGGATGGGTTATTGGACTGGTCAGGCTCAGCACAGAACATACACTCTACTGCTTTAAGACTGATAAGAAGAGGTGCGAATGCGCATGTGGTGTCGCATCTTGCCAGAAAAATGACCAATATTCACTATCGCAAAATGTATGGACATGACGTGTTATGGACAGTTACTATGGACAAAGATATGTGCCAAAGGTTTGGGTATGAAAAACCAAACGAAGCAACACTCAAGGGTTTCGAGATGTCGCGTAATCTGGACAGTGCGATAAGAAAATTGAATACCCCAGGGGTGCATGACATACAGCAGAAATGGTGGCCTGTGTTGTCATTGGTACCGGAAGGGGAAAGATCGAGAATCGTACACGACGAAAAAATATCGATGTTCAAGAGCTGGTTTTCAACCGAATACAACATGAAGTCTACGCCGCCTGAGATCCCAAGAGGAAAAGTTAAACATCCTGTTTTTGTGGAAAAGAAGAATGCAACACTACAACAGGATTTTGACAATGGGTTGCATATGACTCAGGTATCGCGCGAACCCACAATCAGGAACGTATCTGGCATAACTGGAATACCAATAAGTATATTGAGG